GAAAGATCGCGGATCACTGCCAGATCGCACATCGCCCTGATTACCCATAATCATGCCGGAGTTAAACCCCATGCCACTACCGTTGCGCGCAGATTCGGGCGTTATGCCAGCCATACGCATACGCTCCTGCATGCCAAACATCTGCGAGCCTTGCGGGTTGCCCATTGCGTCGGTGATGCGCGGCCTTTGGCCGACCAGCGAGGCTTCTGTCTGTATTGAGTTTGGGCCACCCATCGTAGGCACATTTGTAAGCTCCCCACCAAGGGGAGGCCCGCCAAGTATTCCAGTGCTTGGCGTGAATGATCCCTGAGGCATCGTGTCTGGCCCCATGTTGGAATACTTAATTGGCCCGCCTAGTACCCCCTGTGGCCCCATCGGCCCGCGAGAGCCGCCCATCGCTGGCATCACCGGTATCGCTGGAATGCCGCTATCGGAACTGCCACGCATTCCGGCGCTTGGCATCGGCGGGCCGCCCATCGCCTGCGCTGCTGGCATTGCGACCTGACCGCCGCCCTTTGCACCTTGTCCAGCCATTATGCTTCTCCTCGTATTGCGCGGGGCTTGAGCATGCCGCACACGCGGCTAAACGGCTCGCCAATCGCCATAATCATCTTGCCGACCACATTCGGCTTGTACTTCTCTGGGCGCTGCTTGTGCGCCATCTCTGCCGCCCACGCCTTAACAATGGGCCACATAACCGCGCGGGCAACTTTGGCCCCGCGTGTATCCTTCTGTATATACTCAGCCAGCGGAGCAGCCCACGCGTGGTATCCTTCCATAAGCTCAGGATCATTGCGGTGCAGCCACACGCCGTAACGCTGATCCAAGCGCCATATTTCGCGTGGCAAGTAGCCAAGATTGTAATATGCGCAGCACAAGATCTTCTCCACACCGCCGCCGCCTGCCGAGCCGCCCTCTACATCCTTGCCACCCTTGAAAGTGTATGACCCATCGCCTGATGGCGTTAGAGCGTATATGTTTGAGCCAGACGGCGCTTTGCCAACGATGGGGGCGGTGTCAACGCCGATAATCGGCCTTCCAGCGCCACCAAACGGATCAAGCCCCATGTTTGCTTCGGCTTCTATTTGCGCTGGGCTTGGAACACTTATTGCTGGCCCCTCATATGGCTGACCCACTCCGCTTCCATACGACCCGCTGCTACCGCCCGGGCCGCCAAAATCATCTGGATCACTAAACCCAGCTAATGGGTCTTGGGTGGGGGTCTTCGCAAACATCGGATCGTCTATGCTTACGGGAGGCATGCCCGCCGCCGTCATAATCTTCTCACCTGTTGAAGGCAAAATGCCAAGCGCCTCGCCAGCGGCACCGATAAAGCCGCCGCCCGCCAAGAAGTCTCCAATATTCCCCGCAACGCTTTCGGGGGTGCCGACTATGACATTGCCCTGCGCGTCAATCGGGAAGCCAGCCGCGTTGATCTTGCCCTGCTGGAACATAATCTCATCAGCGGTCTGCCAGTTATCAGATCCACGACCCATGCGGGTCGCGTGGAACTGCATGGCGTTGTCTCTGTCTGACGGCGATGCGTTGGGGTTCATCGTCATTGGGCCGGAATATTCGCCAGATTCTGCTCTTGCGACGGCCAGTTGGTTTTGCCGATCACGCTCACGCTCCTGCGCGCCTGTCATATATTGACCATAGTCAACGGGCTGCTGGACGCGTGATCCGACTTGGCCTGTCACGGGATCAATGAAGAAGCTGTCGATAAACTCTTTCTGCGCTGGGCGTCTTGCTGCAAGCTCGGCGACAGATTGCTCGTACATTGGCGCGGCGCTGTAGCCAGACACGCCGCCCGCATATTGCGTTGGCGGGGCCATGCCGCCCATGACGTCTGCCTGAGCCGTCGGAGATGCTAATCCAAACGCGGATGCAACGTCAGCGGTCTGCTGGAAGCCAGCCTGCTGGAATGGCGTAAACGCGGCGACGTCCGGACCGTAATATGGCACGTAACCAATCTGGCTGATGCCTTCGGCCTTTGCCAAGTTACGGCGCGCCGCCTCTTCAATGTATTCTGGGATCGTAACTGATGACGTTGTTGACCCGCCCTTGCCGCCTGACATTATTCAAACTCCTTCACATATGAAGCATGCAGTGGCGTCCAGCCATGCGCCTTCAGTGGTTTCTTCCAGCCAAAGCGGCCCGTCATGGTCAACGCAGAGCATCCTTGCGCTTTTGCCCATGCTATCACATCTTCATGCATTTCTAAAATCTGATCCAACTCGCCGCCGCCAAGAAACACGTTTAAAACTTTCTTTCTCGGATATACCACTATTTCGGTCACTATGCACCCCCTCGGCGTGGGCCAGAGCTGCATCGTTCCCTTGTATATACCTTCGGCCACGTCGATGAAGTCATGCGTGCCGCCGGAATACTCCAAAGCGGCTTCAATCCACGGGCGGCATCTCTCAAGCTCTTTATCCATGAAGCCTCACCATAGATATAGTTGCTGACGGCGTAGCGGGCGCAAATGCAGTTGCGGCCACTGCCTCTAAGTACCCGCTTGTACTGTCGGTAGCCCACATGACCTCTATGTAATCTCCTGCGGAAAGTTGCAGTATCGCTGACTTTGTAACGACAAGAGTTGATCCATTTTGGTGCAACGTGTTTTCCATTGCAGATTTGGCAACATCTGTGCCATTAATTCTAACCCAAAACCACATCCTAACAGTTGAGGCAGATGTTGAGGCCATTTGCATTGAATATGTCACAGAATATTGCCCAGCCTCGTCAACGACCAAACGCGAAGCTGGCGTGCCGTTCGTTATTCCTTCAGCTAAATCCTGAGTAAACGTCAGCGCGTATGCCGTATTTATTAATGCCGCCGTTTGATCTGTGCTGATAGTGCCATCGCAATGTCCATCTTCCAGAACAACTTGCCGCCACTCGCCGTTCTTGCTGACAACGGGATACTTGTTCTCACGATCCCACATTATCACGCCGTCTTCTGCCGCGCTCTCGCCGCCCGTCTGCTGCACAAGCTGTGATCGCGTCTGGCCGAGGTAGAGCATCAGACGCCTGCCCCAAGCCATCCAGTCGTCGCCCCTCGGCTCTGGTGCGCGGTGCTGCTGCGTCATCTACGTCCACCCGCAACGGCATCCAGCCGGTTTATACCAACACGCCAATCCGCAAGCCTTGCCCCGTCAACGCGCATACGCACCTGACGGCCAGTGAAGCGCATGCTGGTGGGATTGGACATGCTAAACGGCCCGTATGACCTCTCGGTGCCGTTGGGATAGAAACGCGTTTTAAACGTGGCGCTGACATCACCCTGCGTCTTCTCGTCGGGGATCATCTCCGTCACGCTCACAACGTTATCGCCGGAGCCAAGCATAATGGGGCCGGTTTCCGCGAACGGCGTCAGGCCGCCATACTCGAAGCCGATCTCATGCTCGTATATCTTATTGTCAGACGGGTCGGCCATCATGGGCTGACGGAATGTGCCTGCGTCTGTTCCCGCCGTACGCGATAGCGTACCGATCGACCACGTATTCTCGACGTAATTATATGCAACGTATCGGTCGTTTTCTGTGGACGCGCTGGACGGGTAGAACCACCATATCTCGCCGTATTGGCCGTTTGACATGGCAAACGCCTTGCTGATTTGCGCGCGGTTGATGTCGTTAAACACGTAGTCAGACACGTCGCTCTGGATCTCCTGCACGCCGCCGCCGGTGTAAGCGTAGAACGCATGCACGCCCATCCAGAAGCAGCCGACGTCCACGTTGGCGTATGCAAGTTTTGCCGCCAGCCCGCAGGAAGATCCGACGCGCTCAATGCCGTAGACGTATGGCGGGCCAATATAGTTGGCGACATGCGCGTCACGCGTCGTCAGGATAAGCGTCTGGCCGCGCACAGAAACGCCCGCCATAATCTCGCCCTCGGTTTGCAGCTCAAGATCGCCAGCCTCGTTTGTCGCGGCAGGCGTCCACGTCGTATTGTCTTCGCGGTCAGACCACTGGACAAGGCGCGGATTGCCGCCAGCGCCGAGGCAGAACAGGAAGCGCTCTGCCGTGACGACGATGCTCTTGTTATCGACAGGCGCGTTGGCGACTTGCGCGGCGACCGCGCCGGTGTTTAGCTGCCACTCGTAAACCTTGCCGTCATCTTCGTTGTTGGCCAGCAGATACTGCCCCCACGCCTGCAAGTTCCACGCGGTGGCTGGCTGGATGCGTACAGTGTCAGGCCGCGCAACGCCGTATGCATAGCTGCCAAACAGGCCGCCGCCGAAGCCGGTAAACGCTATGGCGTCTTCGCGGCCAGCGGTCAGGCCGACCGGCGTGATGTCGTATTGCACGCCGGAGCTGTTGTAGGCGTAGAGCTTGTTATACGTGCCGGTGGCAATCCATCTGGCGTTGGTGTTGTCTGACCAAGTTAGCATGCCGCGCGGCGTGGCATTCGTGGCGGTGTCGGATCTTGTGCGCCAACCCTTGACCGGCTGCATCGTGCCGTCGATCCAACGTATCAGGCTGGCATCGCGCCAGCGGCCCATGCTCTGCAAGTCGGTGCCGTTGCGGTAAACCCCAGCGGGTACGTCTAATCTAATCAGGGCCATCGTTGCCTCGTTGGTGTTGCGCGCTTGCCGCAGTGTAGCACATGACCATTTGATGCGCAAAAGGGCAGCGTTTTGCTGCCCCTAGCGGTGTTATGCTGCGCGGCTATTCCGCGTCAGGCTCAAGGGCGGCTTTCAGCTCGGCCATAAAGCCCTGCCTGCCCATCTGAAGCTGCACCAAGTTAAACTGCGCAGAGCCGATCTTCTGGTCTAGCGAGTTGATGTGATTTATGCACATCTTTGCAGTGTCGCTCAGTTGATCCTCAGTGTATTCCACATCGTCAATCGTAATGACCTTTTTGTCTTCAGTCACGTTGATCTCCTTTCAGGTTATGCTGCCCACGGTACTCCGTCAGCAGTCGTTGGATTAGCTATCGCATCAATCTTAGAAGCAATAGCAGCTTCAGTGGCATCCTTATCCACCGATCCGTGTACCCAGCCCAAGACTATTTCTTCAGTCAAGTCAGCGTAAGGTATAAACCCTGCGGCTGATGGGTCTGGTGTGTATGATGTTGTTCCGTAGGAACGTGCAGAGTTTCCATCTGCGTCAGTGCCTAAGCAATACCAGTGTGCAGTAATTACAGCACCGTCTGATATTTCGTGTTCCAAGGTTGGGATAGTCCAAGTGTAAGTTACCATTTTATTTCTCCTTCAAAGGTATTTGACTTTTTACAGTTCATATCTGCTGGCAATATTTGTAAGTTCCAAGGCACATGTAAGCCAGAGATGTTTTTACCTTGCAACGGAACTATATGATCAACATGATATTTTTGACCTGATATAGCTTTAAGATCTGCCGCCAACCAATACATCTCATCTATTTGATTGTTTTGAGTTTTACTTAACCAACTAGGTGTGCGGTTTATTTTAGCAGCTTCTCTTCTTTTCTGCTTTGCAGCATGTTTATCACTATTAAGCAGCCTCCATCTTTTAGTATCTTCCCTGCGCTTTTCTCTATTACGCATGAGGTACTGCTGAATATAAGCCTCACGTCTTTCAGGGTATCGTTTTAAATAAGCCAACTGATTACGATAGACCTTATCTGGGTTATCTTTTGCCCATTGAGAACTGCGATTTTGTGAGCATACAGTACACGTCCCATTGGATGTCTGACGTTCAGCCACATGACCATGCTTGCAAGGTTTACCAGTGTAGTATCTGGTTTTACCCTCTGCTTTTGCTTTGGCACGTTCTTGTGGCTTAGGAGCCATAATGTTTCTCCTTAAATAGCTGCAATGATGAACGCTAGTAATTCGCTGTAGCGAACACCCATGCGTGTACGTTCTTCGCCAGTGTCTTCGTCAGTCCATGTACTTGAGATGAACATGGCGTAGTCACCAGCGTCTAAACCCTCTGCTGCAAATGCTGCTTGTAGGTCTTGTGCAATAATACCAAAGTGTGTTCTAGCTTCATCACCCTTCTCAGCTACTGCATCCTTCCATCGGAACTTACGCAGTAAGCCTTTGGCAGCTACAGCTACACGTTGCTCTGCCTCAGATAGCTCTGCAATGTCTTGCTTTTCATTTGCGTCAGATGTTTGGATTGTACCGTTGGTGGCGTAGATGTCTGTGAATCTTGCACCTGATTGACCTAATGACAAATGATTATCTTTAAAAGCACCTGCTTCAGATGTAGGAACAAAAGAATTTGCACCATTATCTATACCAACACCTTCAAGACCACCCCCTGCTAAATAAATTCTGTCTCCGTTGTCAGCAACCCCAATACTCCCCACCGTGGTGCCGTTTTTGTTGAACTTAATTAACTCACCATCCGTTCCAAGACGGTTAAGCAGTAACGGCTCTCCACCATTTCTAGCCGCTGCTAGAATACCGTCAGAACGAAGGTTAATCCCGCCAGTCCCGCTTGTGTCATTCCATACAGCGTTGTCAGTAGTCCCCACCAACAGATGGCCGCTGGCATCGAGGCGCATGCTTTCGCCACCAGCAGTGCCAATTCCTAGTGTATCATTCGAGTGGTTATAATTTAAATAGCCTCTATACCTTTGATTACCAGATGTACCGTCTGCAAATGCAAACATACCCGAATTGCCTGTATCAGACACAATAGTTATACCAGACTGAATCGCACTACCTGTGTCTACAACTAATTGATTAGCGTAGTAAGAACTAGGCGAACTCGTACCAATCCCGACCGATCCTGACGATGTGATGCGCATGCATTGAGTGTCATTTGTTACGAACACAAGAGGCGTAGCCGTCTTAGTCCCCATTAATGTCTGTGCTGCGTATGTTTGCGTGTAGCTTGTAAGAGTGCCGCCTACAAAACCTTCAACGCCTGACATTGTGCTGCCATTAACACCGACAGTCGTATATCCCGCACCGTATGCACTAGGCGAACTCGTCCCAATTCCGACATTACCGCTAGTATCTTCAGTGATACCATCAGTTGTAATTCTGCCAGTTACGTCAATACCTGTGGAGGTGGTGGCCAATTTCGCGCTATCTGCATACGACAATGTTCCGGCAGCGGTCTTCCCGCCGATCGCGTTGATGATCGTGTCGAGGCTATCGAGATCCGTGTTTAGCTTCGTTCCCCACGTATCCTCTGACGCGCCTACCTCTGGCTTCGTTAAGCCATATGCCGTTGTTGTCGTATCTGCCATGTCATTCTCCTATGCCGCATCGGCCCAAGTTTCGCTTGAAGCTGATGCCGGTGTCCAATCCGTCGATGTGGGGGATACAGCCGCCCAGCTTTCTGGCGTGCTGCCCGCATCTTGCCACGTTTTGCTGTTTTCCGCAACAGGCGTCCACGTCTCAGGCGTGTCAGGCTCAGGCTCCCACTTCTTGCGACCACTTGCGACCACAGACGCCGCGCACACGATAACCGACGCAGCATTCTGCACGCGGTTGCATGTGGCGCTGACAGTTGCTACGCAGGCGGCGGTGGCGCTGTCCTCGAATATCGCAACGGCGCTTGCCGTTGTGGACGCCTGCACAGCAATCGCAGCAGCGCCATCACGAACCCTCAGACCAGACGCAGCAACAGTCGCCGCAGCGGATATGGACGCAGAGCCGCTTTGCACACGGTTAGCGGCAGCCGTAACGCTGGCAGACGCCGCAATCGTGGCAGACGCCTCCCTGACGCGCGTGGCAGACGCCGCAACGGATGCGGCGACGGCAATGGTAGCGCTGCCCTCTCGAACGCGATCAGCGGCAGACGCGGTGGTCGTAACCGTCTCGATGATCGACGCCGCGCCGCGAACGCGCACAGACGCAGCGGCGGTGGCAGACGTGACGGCAACAATGGAGGCAGCGCCAATAATAGCGCCGTCCAAGCCGTAGTTGTAGCTGCCGTAGGTGCTTCGCCCGTAGCCGCTGCGATACGTCATTAGTCTAGCGTGATGTCGAGATCGCCCGCAGGAATGCGGAACACGTCGCCGGTGTCAATCGTCTTGCTGGCAGTCAGGTTGGCGTAGGCCAGCAGATTGCCGCCAGATGACGCGTCGAAGATGCCAACGGCGACAACGGTGCCATATCCCGCCGTGGCGACGGGCCACTCTTCGGCGGCGCTGTTTGTGGCCGTGTTGCCTGACACGGTGAACGCCGTGGCCTGACGCGCGTAGCCGCCGCCGGATACCTCTGTGCCGCCGCCGGTGTCGTCAGGCGCAACGGTGTAAAGCGCGGTATACCACGCTGTCGGGCGTGTCGCGCTGTTGGTGGTGAACGCCCATGTCAGGACGGTTGTCTCGAAGGTGTTGGTGAAGCTCATCTCAATACGCCTTTATCTTCATGCGGCGACCAGACCCGCCAAATTTCGCTTTATCATTGTCTGCATTTATACCACCAATCGCGTTCGCCTGCAAAGACGCCCAAACGGCAATGCGCGCATCGTCTTTCAGATACGGCGCAGAATGCACCAGCGAGCTGTATAGGTAGGCGTCGGGGAAGTATTCCAGCAGCCAGTTGGACGTGTTGCTGTCGGACAGCGCGTCGATCTTCGCGTAGTAATACAGCTCCGTCGAATATGTGCCATCGGGAACGGGAAACACCTCGATCTCGCCAGCGGTGATCGCGTAGTAGCGCGGCTCGTATGTGGCGTTGGCCGTGCGGCGTTTGCGCTCCAGCAGCTGAAACTGGCTCAGCAGCTCAAGCGGCTGCGTGTTGCCCGACGTAATATACATCCGTATGACCTCGTAGAAGTCAGACGGCACGGCGCTATACTGCGTGTCGATGTTGGCCGTGGCGCGCTTCTCCTGACGCCAGTGGCGTATTTGGCGATTCATGTCTGCCTCGGCCAGCGAAATAAACGTCGGGATGACGCTCGTCAGGTCATCGCGGTCAAGGAAGTCTGCGATGCTGGATTGCAGCTCTGCGTATGTTGTTATGGGCATTGCGTTGCCTTTAT